TACTATTTTACCGATATTTTGTAGACTGCCAGCAACAACCTTTAGACCAAAGTTTCCGACCTTGCCGATGGTGCCAAGTGCTAAGCCAAAGGCTAAAACCTTTCCTACAGCATCAAGCACAGACTTAATAAACTTATTTTCTAAGAGTGTATTTATTGCAGTTAAGACGGTATTAAGCGTGTCAAAGAATATCTTAATTGCGCCCGCGTCTGTAGTTGCCTTGGTAAACTTAAGAATGCTGACTACTAGTCTAGCGAGCGATGGGCCTGCCTCGACTGACGACTTAAGGATATCTCCAAAGATAGGAGCGCCGCCCTTTAGGGTGTCAAAGAATACCTTAACGTTCGGGTCTGCGCCTACCTTAAGAATTTCCTTAACGAATGCGCCTACTGACTCTAGGATTGCTATGGAGTTGGTTGCGGCTCCCTTAAAGTACTCTGCCAAGGAATTTTTGCCTGCTATCGAGCCCGAGAACGCTTCAAACTTACCTGTAATATTTTCTAGCCACTCGAGGACGATGTATCCTCCGCCGCCAGGTTGGAAGTTGGCGCTGATGACGTTAGATATTCCACTAAATAGATTTCCAAACACTCCGCTCAACTGAGCAGCGATATTTCCTGCCTTGGTAAAGAATGCCTCTAGCTCTCCGCTAGCCTGTCCTGCGTTTAAGAATTTTGCAAAGTCCGCAGTTTTCTTAGTTAAGAAGTCTGTAAATTTACGAATAAGAGGATCGGCAGCAACCAGAATAGAAAGAATAGAATCGTAGACGCTTCCTATTGTTTTTCCAAGACCCTCAACAATGTATCCAGACTGCTCGAACACCTTTTCAAGGTCTTTAATGTTTTCTGGTTTGACTATAGCGTCAATAATAGAGTTAAACGCTTTACCTATAGAAGTTGCAAGCTTTTTAAGCATTGGTTCTAATGGGTCAAATAGCTGCGTTCTTAACTTTTCAAGCCCCTCTTGTATAAGAGGAAGAAGAGACTCTGCAGCCGCATCTCGTAGTTTTTTAAGGGCAGGTATAAAAGTTCCTACAAGGTATTTAACAAATTTCTGCGCTGCTGGAGATAGACCATTTAGCGCATTAGCATAGGCATCAACTCCGCCAGCAATTCCTTTTGCAGCAGCAGCTTGATCTTCCATTGCTCGCTCAAGATCATCATATGCATCCTGGATTTGACGAATAATGTCAGCTTCTCGGTCTTGATAGCGCTGCTTAACATCAGCTATCTTTTGCTCTGCGGCAAGAATTTTTTCTGTATTTGCTAGTTTTACAGATACAATATTTGCCTCGGCTGCCTGCTGGCTACGTAAAGCATCACGCGCTGTCTGAGCAACGTTTGCCTGTGCTTCTTCTTGACGCTCTAGCGCGTTGATATATCCTTCTGTATTTTTAGGATCTCCAGCTAGCTTATCTTGCTGCTTTTGAAGATCTTTATTCTTATCCTTAGCACGGCGTAGACCAAGTTCAGCCTCAGCAAACGCAAGTTGTGCTTCACGACGAGCGCGGGAATTTGGAGGTAGATCTTGAGTACGCTGTAAGGTCTCACGAGCCTTTTCAAGAGTAATAGATGCGCGCTTCTCTGAAAGAGCTGCGTCCTCTGCATCAAAGCCAATCTGTTGAATTTCTTCACGGCCATCTTCCAATGCTTTTGTAAGGTCGAGTTGCGCGTCCTTGAGGCGATTATTCGCATCAATCATTGACTCGGTATTTTTTTCTTTTACTAAAGCTAGTTTAGCATACGCCTCAGCTTCATCTGCGTTTGCTTCTTCAATTGCCTTTGCCTTGTCTAGTTCTGCCTCAATTGAATCTTTAATGCGGTCACGCTCTAGGCGCTGGCCGTCTATTTCTAGCTTTTCAATACGTTTATTTATATCTTCAATTCTACGGGCAGCTGCAATCTTTGCTGCAGTGTTTTCTTCCGTTGCTTTTTTCTGCTGATTTAGTCCAGCAGAGACAGCTTTACCTACTCCGCTAAACGCCGCGACAGTTGTTATAGCCGCAAGACCGATTGCTGTAAGTATTCCAGGCAAAACTACAAGTGCAGGCGTTGCAGCTCCTAGGATAGAAACAAGAGATACAAAGCCTCCACCGAGAGAGCCAAGACCTGCGATAAGAGGACCGATGGCGGCGGTAAGTGTAAAGCTTGTTCTAACTAATGACTGAAAAGCTAAACGTGCCGCGTCTGCTTCTCCAGCAGAGAAATTAAAATTCTTGCCTAGCCCTTTAGATATGCTATTGTTAAATCCTTTTGTAAAGGAGTTACCGATAGACGCACCGTCGGAACCGATGTCAATTCCGTTAAGGGAACGACGCACGTCTCTTTCAAAGCCAGTCGTTATAGCCTTTACGACTATATACGCATCGCCAACTACCGCCACTTACTCACCTCCTTTCGGTTTTTAATTTTCTTATCCTCTAGTAATCGGTCCGTCAAGCGTGTTGCCAAATGGCTGGTCCGCTGCTGCATTTACTACTGTAGGTCTGATGAAAGGCTTAGTTTCTTTTTTCTTTTGCAAAGGATCAAAAGGAACTATCTTTTCTTCTTCCTCTTCTGATATAAACTCGTAGTCGTCAAAATTCTTAGTGTAGCCTTTTCCGCTGGCTGTAGAACCTGAAGTTGTCGAGTAGGCATATGAAGAGTTGTAAAAGTCTTGATAGATAGCTACGCGGGAACGATCTCTACCCTCTGCCTGTTCAACAGTCGAGTAGAACAGATCGTCTTCAAAGAAGTAGTGCAAGACGTCGAGCATATCGCTTGCCTCCATTTCCTTTAAGTTTAATCCGTTCACGAGTGCTTTTCCATTAATGTAGGGCCAGAGATCTATTCCCCAGGCGAGGAGACTTCTGGCCCCTGAGTCGGGCGTGAGGTGTAGCCCTCAACTAGCCAGGCGCTAATCTCTCCTAGTTTTTCCATCTGAACAATCTTGTCAGGGTGTAGAAGTAGAGCGTTAAATCGCTCGTAGCTTTCTTCCATAAGAGCATGCTTGAAGAAGAAGCTAATAGAGTTAGCAGCCTCTGCTGCATCATCTGAGTTTGATTTAGCAACTAGGTCTAAGAGAACTTTTCCTTGTAGCTCTGGACGGCAAAAAAATTCTTCGCCGTGAATCTTAAAAGATATTTCTTCTTTTTGGCCGGTGTCTTCGGACCCAAAATCTTTGAACTTGGTCATTATTTCTTCCTCCGTATTGTGTTGGTGTCTTTATTAAAGCACGTGCTTTAATTCTAGGTTATCTTATCAAATAAAGGTTATCGGTGAGGTATCTGTTTGGCTGTGTTCCAGGGTGTCGTATTGTATGAGTGTAGATTACACGGCTGCCAGACGTGAATCTAAATATTTTATCTCTGTTAACAACCATTAGGTGCGGACGTGTGCCGTTATGGTGCAGTAAGGCGTAATTTAAAGAAGAGCCAACCTCTATACTTTGCCCCGTCCCAGTCCTATTGTGATTTCGTACATGGATAGATTTTTTTAGTCTTCCTGTATCTTCTCCCGCTTGTGCCTTTGCCGCCCTCATTACCCGGCGTGCGCGACTATTAAGATCTCTACCTACTGTTCCGGCGGGTGAGTTAAGAAGTGTATCTAACTCAGCAGGTCTAAATACTACTGTAATTGGCATTATGGAACCACCATAGATACCTGCATACGAACGGTCTCAAAGCCACCCTCAGGATTACCAGCCTCAACAGTTGCAATAACGCCCATGCCGTATTCGTTCTCTTCCCACTGGTCAAGCTTACGAATAAGCTCCATAAATAGGTAGCAATCAACTGCCGCAATCTCTGAGCCTTCTTGAATTTTTTCTCCCGTAGGAGCCTTTCCGTTATTTCCAACTACTGGAATCTGACGAGATACAGAGATGCTAAGCACGGCTGTTCTCGGCTGTGTACAGCGTTGCGGTTGGCTTGCCTGATCTCCAGGAAGACCTAGATACATTTGAACAAACGATACTGCAAGCTGCTCGCAGTCAATCGCAGGCTCACCCATTAACCAAAAACGACGTGAAGGCAGGTCTATGTTATATTCTTCGTAGGTTTCAACTACCTTGGCAAGAACTGCGTCAAGAAAATCCTTAAGGTGTAATGCTCTAGAGTCAACCGTGGAGATGTCAATAATTGGCATATTGCGTCTCCTAGTTGTCTAGTGTGTACGTAGGTGTCGGTACGGCGCCAAGTCTAAGTGATAGGTTACCGGACGCAATATACACAGTTTCAGTTCCCTTTACTGCATAGAGATCCCACGTACCTGGGTCAACAAAGCCTGCGTAGGCATATGCATCTGCGTAGGGAACCGATAATGTTAGTGTGTCGCGAGACTCGTTTGTAACAAGAGCCGTTCCGGTGTCTGCGCCGTACGCAACGTTGCTCGCAACCTTGACGTACATAAAGGTAGTAGTCGTAGGAACATCCGCTATGTAGTACGAGCCGTTAAACGTCGCGTTAATGCCTGAGATTGTCACGTAGTCACCTTCAGAGAACCCGTGGGCAGTCGACGTGGTAATAATCGCCATGTTATCCGCAAGCTGCTTGTGAGAGACAGACTTAGAGATGTCGGTAGTGATGGTGTTGATAGAAACGGCGCCTGAGCCAAGGTCACTTGTCTTAGTTCCGCTGTAGTTACCGATCTTAAGGTTAGGTATCCATGTGTCATCTGTTACCAAGAACGCGGCGTTGATGTAGTCGATGTTTACGTCGAGAGTTCCGCCGTCCTTCCCTGTGATGACCATGTCAAGAACACTTGGCGCAAGAGAAAGAGGCTTAGGGACGTGACGACGAGCGCGAGGAACGTCTGGAGAGAATACACGTGCCTTTGCACGTGCCTTATCTGGGTTTGAAGACTTAAGGAAGAGATCTACAACATATAGACCTGTGCGTAGCTCGTCAATAAAGTCCTGGTTGTCAAGAACCGTGTAGGAAACACCCTGGCGAGAGATAGCCGTAATACGTTGAGGCAACGCACAGTCATCGTTGCCAGACCAGAGCTTAATAAACTCTGTAGCAAGGGTACGCGCTGCAGCCTTGCCAGACGCAGGAGGTGGAGATCCGTATGTGTATGTAACTTCAATGTTGCAAGGTGCCCAGGCTGTGCCTGAACGTGCTTGAAGTGTAGAATGATCTACTAAATAGTAATTAGAAGGGTCAACTATCGTTCCGGTGCGGTCACGGACAGCGTCGATCTTAACTACAGGCCGTCCGCGTAGGCGTAAACGGGTAGATGGTGACATACCGTCTGTTGTAAGCTCGGCGTAGTCATCAAATTCATCAAAAGGAAGGTTATACATGTCGCCGGCGACAAGCTCCGGCGTGTAGTTACGCGCAGACGCGCCTAGACGGTACGCACGTGATGCGCATACATATTTTTCTGTAACTGTATTGATTCCACCGTACTTGCGACCAGACATAGACCATAGAAGTTGAGACGCTACCTTAACGGCCTCGTACGCGTATTCATGATCCGCGTAGATGTCAAGTTCTTCTACTGAAACCCAAAGGTTTGACACTTATCTGTCCTGTCTAATCGTCGTTAATGTAGATCTTAATAAAGGAGCGGCATGCCTGTGTTGGTGGTAACACATCGGCATGCCGCTCACATTCTATTATTAAGAGGTTGGATCCTCTGTAGACGCAAGGATGAAGTCTACAGCGTTATCAGCGTTATAGTCTTCGTTTCCAGGAACGTTATAAGCTGTTGTTGAACCCTGTGAAGTGAAGTCTGTCACCGCACGTGAGTTAGTCGCAACAACTGCTGTACCGGAATCTGCGCCAGAGGCGATGGTACCTGAACTTGTTGTAGTGTATGTGAAGGTGGTTGTTGTTGGAACCGCTGTAATAGTGTATGTGCCATTAAGAGCAGTGTTAGTTAGACCTGTGATAACTACTGAGTCACCAACTTCAAGGGTATGAGCCGTTGAGGTAGTGATTGTAGCAGTTGTGCTCGTGCGAGCAACGTTTGAAACAGTCTTTGTGATTTCTGGGTGCCATCTGTAGAAGCCCTTGCGGCCTGTTGGAGCCCAAGCGTTACGAGCATATGAGTATGGACGCTCAGTTGCAACTGGGTATTCCCAGCGCTCATCGAGACCTGATCCGAATTCCGTGTTGCCAAGTCCGTAACCTTCGAATGTGTTTGCAAGCAAACCATTCTCAATTACGCGGTCGCCTGAGAGGCGAAGCTTTGCGTATGGGAATACCCAGTGGAAGTAAGGAAGTGTTGCTGCCTTCTTTCCATCAATTATTGCGTGTGACCAGCACTCGATAGCAACACCGTTACCTGCAGGATCATCACCTGTTGCAGGAGAAGACCAACCGATAGATTTACGATCTGGTGAAGCGTATGTGCCAAGGTTCTTACGAAGTAATAGACCGCCTGAGATAAGCTGTGTCAATTCTGGATCTGGCTCGCAGATTGCAAGTTCCATTGTGATACGCTTTAGTGTATCTGGAGACTTGTATGTAACGCAGACAGCGCCGTTAGCGCCTTTTTCTGTAATTTCATCGCCCTCTTCGTATTCAGGTGTGAATGAGAGACGCATGAATGCAGATGTTGTGTAGCTGTCGCCAGGCTCATTTAGGAGTGTACCAGACGCGTCAAGTCGAGTTACTCGAATTGAGACGCCCTGAATACTGGCGGCGTATTCTTGAGTTGCCATTGTTTGTTTTTCTCCTTATTTTTGATGTATAACTGTCTGCTAATACGTATATTTTACGCGGTTAGATCGATCCTGACTGCTGCGTGAACAGACGAGTCAAAGTACACTGCTGCCGGGCGGATTGCCTTAAGAAGCATGTTGTTCGCGTTGCCTGATACGTCGTAGCCCTGGGCTAGGTTATCGTTAACAACGTCAATACCGCCAAGAATAACCCTGACGTCTCCTGTCGCGTACATCCATTTGTTTGTCGCGGTAGGTGTCTCTGAGTCTCCGGCCGCGTCGGTTGGGCCTGCTCCTGAGTAGCCAGAACCAATCACGATAGGAGTGCCACCAACAGTTCTAAGGAAGGTGTCGCCGCTATCAGCTGAAGGATAGACTAAGTTCGAGCTTGCAACAAGCGCCGCAACGTCGCGTGTCATGTGAATGACTCCTTGGATTCCGCACGCTGAAGATTCTCCAATTGTCTGCTCAAGAAGCGCTAGTGCGCGACGAGCGGATAATGCTGTACCTGAGTTAAGTATCGTAGCGGCAGGATCTACTAGTGCTCGATTTGCATGGCTAGCGCCAATGCGAACTGCACCGTCCCACAGCTCTGTTTCAAGAGCCTTTTGTGTAATACACTCTAACTGACGCTTAAGTCTTTCAATATGGTCTATACCAAGTAGACCTAGAGTTGAGCGATAGTCCTCAACCTCAACAAAAAATGGTTTAACTTCTAGATAACGAGCAGGTGTTGCATTACTTGCAATTGTATATGATGTTGTGTCTGTATCATCCCAGTTTTTAGCGGAATATACTCCGCTGTCCCAATACTGAGAAAAACCGCGTACCCATTGATCTTCGTCTAAATTAGTCTGAGGTTTAACACAGCCAAGTAGACCAAAATTAGCACCCACAATCTCAGGTGCTTCAAATACTCCCGTAAAGGCCATCTTGAATGTACTTCCTAACTTAAAAGTTGGTTTTAGCTATGTTGTTCTTCGTATCGGGAGCGCCCATTGCTGAGCGCTCCCTCCACGACTTATCGAATTTTAGTATTCGACTGTTGCTGCTGATGCGCCACCAAGTAGGTCGCGTAGTGCAGAAGCTACACCGTTTACGCTGATTGTTGATGTCACCTTGAGAGATTCAACGCCAACCTTTGCAACGTTCTCGAAGGTTTCAACGAACATCTTGTAGTCGTTTGTGCCAACGAGTGTTGAGTCACGGATAATTCCGAGATCCATTGTGCCGCCGTCAAGGAACAAGAATGAACCTTCAGCGAACATGTACCAGATGAATGTATCTGGGAACT